TCATCTGAAAGTTCAGCTGGTAGTTCAGGAGCTATCTCATCATCTTCATCAGAAAATTCTGCAGGTGCTTCAGGAGCAACCTCATCATCTTCTGCTGAAAATTCAGCAGGTGCTTCTGGAGCTATAGCAACTTCTTCTTCATCTTCGTCTGAAAATTCAGCTGGTACTTCTTCATCTTCTACTTCAGCCTGAATCTTCTTTGAAAGCATAGATTGTAGGCGAGGAGTAAAAGCTTCTTCAAGTGCCATCTTAGCATTTGCTAAGGCTGTTTCACGAACTTGTTTTGCGTCTGCAATGGCTTCTTTTAAAAGATCATCCATTACTTTTCTCCTAATTAAAAATTAAATAAATTATCTAATTTTAAATTATTTGTTTGGATTTAAAATAGTTATTGGGAACTATTATGTGATTAGTTTCAAGGTACACTATATGGCGGGATGGATATCCCAATAGTGTATTTAGTTTTATATAAATATATACTTATTTTGGAAAACGTTCAAAAATCAGAAGTTTTTTTCTTTTTCTTCTTGCATTTGTCGTTTATTTCGTGATATTGCCCTTAATTTCATCTTTCTCTTCTTCATTGAGGGCTTTGTATAGTATGATCTCTCACTTAAATCATATAATATTCTGGAATCTTTTACCTTCCGTTTGAATATTCTGAGTGCTTTTTCTATATTATTATGTTTAACTTTTACTTCTATCAAGTATAACCTCTATTATTTATATAATTTCTTTTTTCCATTTGCGGTCAAATTGTCGTGTTTTAATTTTATCCCACACTTTTTTAATTTCTTCTTGTGGATTAAAAATAGTTGGTTCAATATTTTCTGTTATTGGTTTATATTTCTTACCATTGATTGTAATTTCACCCATCATTGCATTTGATGCCTGTCTCTTTTTCTTTGCCCAATATTCGGCCTTCTCTATATCTACACCAGCGTATTTCATCAACATTTGGTCAGCTTTCTGATAATCTAATTCTGCTTGTTCTCCACCTGGTCGTTTTTTCATACCTTTTTTAGCTAAATCTCTTGCTTTAGCCATACCCTTTTGATGTACATCATCATCGTCATGGCCAGTCATCCAAGCATCACCTTTACCACCTGCTGGGTCATCTGAGTCAGTTCCACTTATTGCATACTCGTCATCATCTGTATCTGCATCAGTTTTACCAGTTGGTTTTGCTCTTCCTTCTTCATCATCCCAAGAATCATCAGGGTCTCCTGCAGTAGTATCTACTACATCTGAAATCTCACCTTGTATATCAGATACTTTTTCTTCGTATTCATCATCAGAAATTTGCCCCATTGCCATCTCACCCTCAGCATCTTCTAAATCAAGTCCCAAATCATGAATTTTATCTTTTTGTTCATCGGAAAGTTTATCACCGTGTCTTTCAAGAAAATCTTCTATTTCAAGAGGTGAACGTATTTCTTCATATTCGTGATATTCAATATCATTACTTGGTTCAAGTTCATCTAACTCACCTTTTAATACGTCAATTTCTCCTTCAGCATCTTCAATTTCTTCTCTATCTGCACCTTTATCTATTAAATCTTGAACTATTTTTTCCTGCTGTTTAATCATAGACTTATATTCTTCAGGAGATTCATCACCAGTTCTATCTTTGGGAGTCCAAGCACCATAATCATCATCATCAAGTGCTGTATCTAAGTTATCAATATCATCGGGGTCATCTTCAAAATCTCTACCGAAATCACCACCACCTAATTTATCTGCTGGTTCTTTCTCTGGGTTATCTCCTTTATCACCCTTTTTATCATCTCCAGCTTTTACATATTTTCCTGAATCTGTTTTGGTGAATGTAGGAGCATTTTTATCATCTTCTTTACCCTTTTCTTTATATTTTCCCCAACCTACCGATACATATTTATCATCATCGGCTTCAGAAACTACTGCGTGTCCGTCACCACAATCTTCATCATTGTAAGTTTCACTCATATAATCTTCTATAGTTGGCAAAGGTTCTCCAAACTTACGGTCTGCCCAAGTGGACTCTTTTAATAATGGTTTCATTTTAATCATTACTCATACTCCGTTGAATAGTCCTTAACACCATATTTATCCCAACTGGCTATAGAATCTAAAAAATTTTCGTACTTAACTCCAGTATCAACAACTCTCTTTACTACTGCTACCTTTTGTATCTGTTCTCCTGCAAATGGATTATCTGCTACAGGTCTTTTTATTTGTGTATATCTACCTCGATCAAACCAAGGTTCTGGTTTATCATCTTTAACACCTAAAAGTCTTTTTTTACCAGCTGGAGTCCAATCTGTTTCTGCATCACCTGCTTCAGCCTTATAAGAACTGGCATTTCTGGAAACTTCTTTCAATAAATCTAACAACTTAATCATTTTTATCCACCGATTCTGTTAAACATCTTTTTTAGGGGATGGATACTCTCACCTTTAGGCATTTCACCGTTATCACCCCAACCTTGTTTTTCACCAAACCATTTTATCTGTGCCAATTCTTCTTCATCGCCATCTTCTTCAGCTTCTTTATATTGATCTTCCCACTCTGCAGAATCTTCAGCACCATAATAATCTCCACTCCACGATGTACCTCTTGAATCTGGACCCGTATCTGCCGATGGGTCATTAGCTAAATCTTTTGCTGGTATTGGTTTACCTGCATCTTTTCCTGTATCTCCACCAGATGGTTTATCATCGGGTTCACTATCGTCAAAATCTCTTTCAAAATCTCCACCACCTAATTTACCTGCTGGTTCTTTTTCGTCATGGTCACCATCATCATATCCTACTTCTTCACCTTTAGCCCATTTTTCAGCTGCTTTTTTAGATTGGATACCATATTCCGCTGATTTATCACCTGGTTTCCACGCTGCCCAACCACTATCTGTTTGCCAAACATCACCTTCTTTATGTCCACCACCACCTTGTCCAGGTTCAGCTTCTTTAATATAATCCATTACAGTTGGTAACGGGTCACCAAATTTACGATCTTTCCAAGTAGATTCTGATACTAATTCTTTTAATTTAATCATTTTCGTTATCTCCTTGCCAATTTTTATCCACATAATTAAAGAATTTTGCTTTTGCCTCATCACCTAATTCATCAGGAGAACCAACACCAAACTTCTTTAATGCACCATTGAAGAATTTCTCATATTCTGCTTTATCACCTGTTTCTTCATTAATTTCATAGTATCTACCTATAATATGTCCCATATCCTCATATAAAGCACTCATTCTTTCTTGTAATCCTTGTGCTTCATTTGCAATTTTACTAAATTGTCCTGAGAGTGAACCTAAATCTTTCATATTACGATTGATTGTAATTTTATCAAACCATTCTTCGGTTTCTCTCAAGGTATGAGTTTTTGCAGTTTTTGCTATCTCTGATAATTTTTGTGCAACTGCTCTTATATCATTTTCACGATAAATTTGTTTACCCAAAGAACCAAAATTTCTAACATCTTCTAAAAACTGAGTTTCATCAATTTCTTGACCTTCTTCGTGATCTTCTGGCATTAAAGATGACAATCTAATATCAGAATTCACATCTTCAGTAGAAATTTTAGTCTTAAACATATCAAGATTTGAAAAGGCTGGTTTATTAACTACCCCACCCACCATAAAATTTTCTACTATTTGTTTTAATTTAATTTCTTTTGACATTATATGTCTCCTATTATCTCAATTTGAGTATCTTCTAAATTTATTTCTTACTTTATGCCACAATTGTTTTATAAATTCTTCTTCACCAAAGTGTGTTCGCCTAATGTCACCTTGGTTAAGTCCTCTTACTAAATCCAATGCCTCATACTTATGACTTTTTACTCCATTCATCATAGTCTTAATTACTTTCTGTGATGCCTTTCCTAAAATCTGTGACATTACATTTAAATCTTTATCAACGAATTGTTGTGCTTCAGGTGAACTAAATGGCTTACCATATTCGGCCTCATCTAATGCTATCAAATGTTGTTTAAATTTTCTATGAAAAGATTGTTCGTTAGTTGATTTTTTAGATTCATCTACTTCAATTCCATCTTTTTCAAGTAAAAATCTTTTAAATTCTCTATGACTAAAGTCACCCATTATTCACCCCTAATAATCTTATTAATCATATCTTCTGCTTTACAATATGTTCCACAAGTTCTTCCTTGTGCTTTAGTTGTTCTATCTACACCCTCAGACATTGGATACATAAAAGCACCTTGTGTAGAAGGATTAGATACGAAATCAAATGCAATTAATTCAAAATCTGGTTGTACTTGTTGTAAATCTTCTCCATCTGCTTCACTAACTGTTTCTACTGAACCCATCCCACGAGACGAAATTCCGAGTTTAATTCCTGCTTTAAATAATTCTTTTAATATATTACCACTTGGTGTACCCAATACTTCAACCGTACCAAGTAAATCATCCCCCAGCCAATGCATCTCTTTAATATTATGTGAAACATTCTGTAGGTTCACTACAGACGAATCTGGGTGGTCTAATTCCCCCATAGCACGACGCTCTTTAATATAGGTAGAGGAATACTTTTTTGCCTCCCTGACCAAAACTTCTCTTGGATACACTCTACCATTTTGATTTTTAGCCTCTGCCCGTTGTAATACTCCTTTAACAATTAATTTACCATTGTTTTCCTTTAATGATTCATTTATTTGTTCTTCTTTTATTTCAAAGGGTAGGTAATCTATTATTAGTGATTTGCTCATAATTATTTTATCCTCTTAGTGAGTGTCATTAATTCTCTCATAAATTTAGTTATGTTTTGTTGATATGACTTTATTATTTTATTGGCCATTGGTTTCTCACCACCACCACTTAAATCTTGTGCTAACTCATACATATTCAAACGTAAACGACTTTCTGCCTTCTGTATATTCTTTACCTGTTTTTTTGTCTTTTTAGGGTTAACAGGTGCCTCTGTTAAAAGTTCAGAAGCCTCAAGAAAATCTTTTAATCCTACAGACATTAGTATAATTTACCAACTTTATTAGCTAATTTAACTAATCTCTCACTAATTTTACCTAATGCCTTATGAGTAGTTTTCCAATAATCTCTTGAATCTATGTTCAATTCATTTTTCAGTCTAACATTATATTGAACAGTTCTTTCTAATTCTTGTAAGGAATCACGAGTTTCTCTCATTGCTAAACCAATTTTTTGTTTAGGTGTTAAAGTCTCATCATTTCTATATTGATGATATCTGCCTTCTTTAACAACTTCATATCCAGTTGAATTGGTTGCCACTTCTTCTTCCTTATCCTTATCTTTCTTTTTCTTAGAACTAAATGCAAACGGTGTATTATATCCTGCAATATCACCAGTTTGTGTAATTTCATTAGTTTTTAATAATTCTCTAACAAATGTTCTAATATATTCTCTTAACTTATTTTCCGCTGTCAAGGACATTTTCCAACTCCGTTATCAAATCATAATATCTCATCAAAGTTGTTAATTTTTTCTCTGTATCTTTATTTTCACTAATAGTGTCTGCAAAGTTAATAGCTTCTGTTAACTTAATTTGTGTAATATCATCATCTATAGCAGGTACAAGTTTCTTCAAATAACTTTTTATTTTACCCACCTCTACTTGTACAAATTCTCTTAATGAAGTAGCATTAGAAACATTATTAATATATTTTCTCAATACTTCTTTTTGTTCTGTAGATAATTTAGAGTACTTTTTATTAAACTTTTCTACCATTAACTCATAAGCAAGTAATCTAACATCCTTTTCTTCATTAGTTACGGGAGATTTACTAACCTTTTTATTAGGATTAGTGGAAATTAAATTTTCAACTATTGTATAGCGTGAATCAACTTCTTCTTTTGGACTATAACTTTCGTTAGAAGTTTCAATAGAAAATAGTTTCCAAATGGAAGCCAATTGTTTAAAATTAGGGATTTTTGAAGTAAATAATGTTTTTACATCATAATCTTCCTTAATTTCTTTAATTAAATTATATTTTTCTCGTCTGAGGGAGGTATTTGTAATTTGTGCCCGTTCTTTCAAGACAGCATCTACTAATCTATTTGCGCGTTCTTCAGAATTATACCGTTCTTTTGTTAAAATTTCATATAATTCTAATTCTTTTCCCAATGACGTATTTTTATTAAAATACTTTTTGACTAAATTTACAGACTTAGATTCTTTATTACTCAGTATATCTGATGTTATTTGTCGAGTCAAAACTTCAAATAACACACCAGTATTTTTAATTTTACTGTGCTTCAACTTTTTTGACATATATCACTCCAATGATAATTATATTCATTCTATTATAAATATTAAACTTCTAAAATTTATATATATTGCTATTTAGAATTTATTTCCTTATCATATTCCTCTTTTACTTCCTCAGACTCCGTTAATATCTTCGTATGAGGTTTAATTAATGTTCCCTTTAGTTTATCTACGTGGGCTAAAGCTAATGATTTACCATATTTAGGTGCTCCACTTCCACCTTTTCTTTTATCGTGTTTACCTAATGGATCTCTACCTCTAGCACTACCATCTTTTCCATAATGAGGGCCTTCTTTAGGTCTACCTGCTCCCTCTTGTCCACCTTCAGGACTTCCACCTTCATCCTCTAACTCATGACCAGTTCTACCCATAGCTAAATCACTTGGTGTTCCTTGTGATTCACCAGATTTTGCTGGATCATTTCCTTCGGTTTCTATTTGTCCTCTTCTAAATTTTTGTTTAAAATCGAAAACAATACCTTCATCTTCTTTCTTAATTTCTTCTTCGGTGAATCCAAATATATTTCTATAAATCCAATCTGTAGAAACTATACCATCTTGTAACATTGAAGATGCAAGTGAAGTTTTACTCGTCCACAACTCAATTTTTTCTTGTTCATAAATTGTAGATGGATTTGTTAATCCCAAATCGAAATTAACTAAATCTGCATCTGTATATCCTTGTACATATAAATGTACGATTGCAATTTTAGTTAATTCACTAACTACAATTCTTTGTATTCTTTCAATAGTTCTAGCAAATCTTACATCCTCTGCTGCAAGTGTTGCCTTACTACCTACTTGTTCTTCATATCCAAGAAATGCCTTTGGAACTTTCAATGCTGCCATCAATTTATTTCTTAAATATTCAATATCTTCTACTGCTTCATAAGTTAATCCAGGTAAAGAATCTATTTGTGTTCCACTATCTCCACCACGAACCGGTACAAAGAAATCCTCTGTAATATTCTGCATATTATATCGTAAGTTATAATCACCAGATTCTTTTTCTACTACGGGAGCCTTTTTCATTTTGTTAATAATTTGGTTCATATAATTATCAACTTCAGCAGGTGGAATATTACCAATATCAATTTTGAAAACTCTCTTTTCGGGTGCTCTCATGATTCTGTGAATCAGCATAGCATCTTCCATAAGAGATAATTGTTTCCAAGTCTTTCTACCACCTTCAACCATAGCCTTACCATACGGTAAATAATTTGAATCTCCCAATAATCTAAAATGAGCAATTTCGAAATTTTCATATTCTTGTTGTATATGTGTTAATTTTACTTGGTTTGGATCTGCAGGTTCTAATGCAAATTTAACATACTCTGGATTTTCTGGATCAATTCCTTCTAATCTCACAACATCATAACTTGATAAAGGAACTACATTTTTAATCCCATACTTATCATCAATTTCTAAATGTAAAAAGAAATCTCCATACTTACACATATTACGAACCCAAGACCATAAATTAAATTCTACATTCATAATATCATAAAATAAATTATGTAGTATTTCTTTTATCTGATGATTATCACTATTGATTGTTAAAACATCACCATATTCACTTTTCATTGTTGATTCGTCTGAATATACATCTAACGCAGATGATATAATAGAATCTGAATCCATTGATTCATAATCTCTAAATAACCCTAACCGTAATGAGCGTACCATCGCCGTATCTGAATATCCAGATAGCCCTTTTCCTGTTGAAAAGAGTCGTTGATATCTATCCACTAATTGTTTTTGTGGTAAATATTGTATCTTGCTCGTATCTGCTACTTTTAACCTTTTTCCACCAACGTTTCTAACAATAACGTTACCA